AGTTGTCCACTATGCTTATTTCACAAAATGCTCATTTGAAAAAAACAATTGCCGAATCCGATAAGATGATGTCCTGTTTCATGGAGCAAAACAGCGTATTGTTGGACAACCATTCCGGTGTTATTTAGAATGATTGTAAACTGCATGATTTGTTTGTAGTTACGGAATTTTTAATTACTTTTAACGTAAAAAAAAATGGAAATAAAGACACGTATTCAGGCATTAGCAGTTTATTGGGGTTGCGATGTAGAAGATGTAAAAAATTGCAGATACCAATCCACGAGAACAAACATTCCCGTATTCACATCGGATGAAAATTATTGGTGTGCTACAAAAAAAAATGAACGACCCGCAAGCGGAGATGAATGGTGCTGGACTGAGCAAATAGATAATTATGTTAATAAATACGGTTGGAGAATTTGGAAAGCATAACCCTATTTATTTAATCAATTAAAAAAAAAGTAAAAAATCAGTGTTATGAAACTTGAAAAACAAACGATCAAACTCCGCACCGATAACAACGGCCAGCCATACTTCTGTGGCCGTGTCCATTTTGTAAACGAACACGTTTATGATAAAATTTCGGATGTCGAATGTATTGTTGAAGTGTCTTATTATGAAGAAATGGAGATAATAAAATTGTTTGATATTCAGGCACTCGATGAGAATCAAGAATCAATAGATTTGGTTTTTGATATTGACATGGAAAATATTCGAAAAAATATTTTTAAAGCAATTGAAATAATAAATTAAAAATTAAACTATGGCAATAATTAGGAAAAACGAATCATTCCCCGAACGTCCGGTAATTATAGTTCTGTATGGAACTCCCGGATCGGGCAAAACAAGCCTATTCAACACCTGTGATCAACCAATTTTAATAGACTGTGACAGGGGTGCGGATCGGGCAATTAACCGACAGGACACTGTCATTGCAAAAAACTGGCAAGAGGTCATTGAAAGTGAATCAGAAATCAAAAATTACAAAACCGTTGGTATTGATACCGCAAAGGCTGTTCTTGATGATTTTATGATGGTATGGGTAATCGAAAAGGATTATAAACTTAAAACAAATAAACTCAAGGCTTATGGCGCAATTGGAGACGAATTTAAAGCATTTGTGAATACCAGAAGGGCAGAGGGTTTGGATATGGTAATTATCGCACACGCTAAAGAAGAAAAGGATGGAGATATTTTAAGACTTTCCCCCGATGTTACTGGCCAATCAAAAGATTTAATCCTTCGTATTGCTGACCAAGTTGGATTCTTGACAATGGTCAACAACAAACGAACTTTAACATTCGAGCCAACCGATAAGACTATCGGTAAAAATGTAGCCCGTATTCCGACAATGGAAATTCCAGACGAATCAGACCCAAAGTTTAAATCATTCATGGCTGAAATTATCGCAAGGGTAAAAAGTTCAATTCGCTCCCAATCTGAGGAGCAAATAAAGGCACAGGAGATTATTAAGGAATTTACTTTTGAAATTTCTGAATGTATCGACAATGGTACATTAATGGCTGTTTCTGAAAAATGCAAGGGTTTACCGGCACATTTACAGGCAGGGATGAGAAAATTAATTTCTGCAAAGGTTACTGAACTGGGGTTAATCTACTCAAAAGAAGAAAACAAGTTTATTGAAAAACCATGATTCAGGTAAGAACTACGCTTTTAGAGAGTTTCCGTCGCTTTAGAGATGGAGTGACGGAAACTTATGATAACGAACAATTAATGATTGAAAAGTTATCGGGTGAATTTATTGGGAATAATAAAACCGAAATTGGGAGTGCTTTTCATTTTTTGATCGAACATACATTAATGACCGTTGAAAATGTAAAAGAATTTCAAAAGTTTGGTGTTGCGTTTTCTGAAAAGCAACAAGAACAAGCATATTTGCATAGTTATAATCTTCAACCCTTTATTCCAGAAGTTAGGCAATCAAAAGTATTTCAAATAAAATACGGTGAAATTTCAATAACCGGGGCAATGGATGTTTTGCAAGGAAACACGATTAGGGACACAAAATGTAAGTTCCGGTCACCGGAATACCTCGAATATTATAATTCTTTTCAGTGGCGAATATACCTTTCAATTTTTGAACTGAATCGTTTCCTGTATGACATTTTTGAATTCATTGGATATGACGACAAGATGGGAAAAGATGTTTCCAGTATTGAATTGAAACAACACGAACCGTTTGAATGTTTGCGTTATGAAAATATGGAAACTGACATTATCATTCTTTTAAATGACTTTATGGAATGGATTGAATTTCGTAATTTAAAACACTTATTAACAAATATTTGATATGCAATTTAAAGGAAAAATAGTTGAAATAGGTGATACGGTCACCGGACAAGGCACGAAAGGAGAGTGGAGCAAAACACCAATATGGGTAGAAGAAATTGATAAGCAATATCCAAATTCTCTTGTTTTTGATGCTTTTAATAAAAACATTGATGGTTTGGCAAAAGGAATGATTGTTAATGTCGAATACAACGGCAAGGTTTCGGTATATAACGGACACTTTTATAATTCTCTTCTAATTTACAAAATAGAAAAGGTATTTTCAGACGTTAAGCCACAAACAGCCAATCAACAAAAGCCTGATTCAGCATTGAATGTACCCAACCCCCCCAACCCGATTGATGATATGTCAAATAATCTTCCTTTTTGATCGAGGATAGAATAAAGAACCTAACGAAAAGTTGGAAAAATTATACAATAACTTTTATGTTTAACACTTTAAAAAATAGAAATTATGGAAATAAATTGTTTTGGAGTTGATCCAAGCGACATCCGGGTAATGACATACGATAGTAGGAAAAGAACCGTAACAGGTACTGTAATCGAAGAATTCATGTTTAATGAAGGAGATATACTTAATAATGTTTTAGGGCAAAAAATATCATTGCAAGTAAAAGATGTAAGATACGAAGAATCAAAAGGCAGGTACGTAAAGCCACATAAAAGGTTTATTATTACCGTAAATTAACCATTATGGAATACGCCCCGGTTCGATCCCGGGGATGGTTCAAACAACTTAATTAACGATTATGAAAAGGGGGGATCAAAAAAGAATTTCCGATAAAACCGGGTTGCACAAATCAATTATAAGTAAATATTTTTGCGGTCGTTTTGTAGGCAATAAAAATATAGAAGCAATTGAAAATGCTATTATTGAACTTGAAGTAAAGGATGTTCCATTTATGAGATTAAAAAAATACTCAAATGGCATATTTGAAAAGAGGGACGATATATTGGGTAATTTAGCAACTTGCGATCAAAAAAGGATTTCCAATGAATGCAAAAAAAACAGAACTTATATAAACAATATTCTAAACGGCAGATATAATCAAAACTCTCCTTTGGGTATTAAAATTATTAAAGCGGCAGAGTTGATGGCCGCAATTAATATTTGGAAACATAGGTTTTGTAAACATAAATCATTGTTGTAAGAACCTACACAACCAGACTAATTTTGGTTATAACGTTTTAGCTATGAGCAGGACGGGATTAATTACTAAAACTTAATACGATGAACGAAACTTTGCACATAAACACCATATCCAACGAGGTAGAAACCCCGGTTTGCGTATTACCGCGTGTTATGCCTTCGTTGCTTTATTTCAAAACTCTAAAAACTTAATTATATGTCAAGAACAATAACAGAAATATTAAAAGAAGCCGATGGAACAAATAATTTACAAGGCTTAATAAATCTTTGGAATGAGATTGCTAATAACAAAAAAAAATATCCATTAAACGATATTTGGAACGCAAATAAGCATATCCGTGAACTTGCTTTAAAATCAAGCGGGCAGGATATTGATAAAGGTAAATTTTATCAAGAACTTAAATCACAATGCGATGGCATTTCTTAGCATGAACGCTAACGTTCCGCAAATACATGCAGTTGCCGAATGCGGGGCTTGTGCCTGTCGAACCGAACTATACTAATTGCGGGCTATGCTGTTTATTTTCAGAACGAATACGGCAATTGACATGTATTTGTTGTTATGGCTTCGGTTTTCTTTGTTTATTTTTCGATTTATACGCAAACACGTAAAACTTAACATTCACTTAACATTCAATTACACATAAATGCGTATCTTTACAGAGTAATCAAAAACAAAGAAACACAATGAAAACTTCAACAGAACAAAAAGAAAGAATCTTAGCAATTGCAGAAGAAATTCAAGAAAATAACGACATTAACAATGTTTACAGAGATCAACCAATTGAAAAAAGCTGGTTTACTTGTATTCGTGAAGCCATCAATTATAAAGAACCAAAACAAAGCAATAAGTTAGCCGAAAGATCAGCAAGCTACCACGAAAACAGAAACGAAAGATACGACTACAATACTAAAAGTTTTAGAAAATACTAACCAATAAAAACTTGTAATTATGAAAACAATGGTTTACGAATTTAGACAAGAAGTTTTAGGTTTATCATATCTGAACTCTTTTGAAGAAATTGAATATAAAGGCAGAGAACAATTTATTGATGAAAAACACACAAAAGTTATTTTAACTTCTAAAGAAGATATGACATCATTTGAAAAAATGATGTTTGAAGAATATCAAGAAAATGAATTTGATTATCAGCCAACTTTAACCGGAAATTTATTTTAATATGAAAGCATCTAATATTTTCAATTGGAGGCAAATTTCGACGGCACTTTCTGGCAATACAGAAAGTGTTCGTTCAAATTATAGCGGTGGCAAATACTCAGAAGCCTATCAGGAACTCATTGACTTTGCCGAAAGTTGGCTGAAAAAGCATTCTAAAAGTCAAACTACCGACGTTTCAAAAGAGCGTTAAACTGAGCCATAACTTGTATATATACCCGGTTCAACACATTGCACTATGTCACAACTATCAGAATATGAAATAAAACCGCTCCGAAAATTGGGGGAAAGTATCCACCAAGGCAAATGGAGCAATGATGGCTTGGTGCAATGCGTTGAACTTTGTTTCGAATACCTTAACCCTATACTTATTTCGGCACACCAAAAACAAACAGGGTTAAGCTATAACGGGATTAAGAAGCAAAACAAAGCAAAAAAACTACTTGGAAGAAAATACATTTTCGACAATGACTAATACCGAAACATACCGTCTTTGTGCTTGTGGTTGTGGTAACCGTATTTTTAAGCCATTCAATACGTCTATTTGGCCTAAGTATTATTTTGGACACGCCCCAAAAACATTAAAGCCAAAAAAACTTATAGCACCCAAAATAGCACAGGAAAAAAAGACAAAAAAAGCAATTGGCAAACAGTTGGACAATGCCTGGAGCTTGCTTGTAAAATTAAATGCGGGGATGAAATGCGAGTATTGCGGCAATAAGACCAATCTTAAT